TCATGCATCAAACAAAGCATGTTTAGAAGTACCAGCATTATCATTTGATATATTTCCTATTCCAGTCTCTTCAGTTTCTTCTAGTTTATATTCCCAATCTTCTATCACAGTATTAGAAAGCATTCTATCAGACAGAAGATCCATCTGCTCTCTTGCTATCTCTTCAGTCTCTGCATCAAACCAAAAATCAATTACCTTACCTATCCTCAACAGATGTGGTTCAAGTTGAGGAGAAACTCTTTTAACATTATTCATCACTGCATTACCAGCAGCATCTGATACAGATCCTCTTAATCTTACAAAAACTAGTGCTTTAAATCTCATAATGTGGGTGAATGATAAACTCCCGATGCTGGACTCGAACCAGCGACAACAGAGTTAACAGCTCCGTGCTACTACCAACTGAGCTAATCGGGATCAATTATTGGTAGGGGTGGGAGGTTGGGTTTCTGTATTACCAACAAGAGACGGGCATTACTACAGTAGTAAATTTTACATCTCTGTCTGAGACCCGACTGGTAAGTCGATTCTTCCGAAGAAGCAGCACCACCTGTGTCTCATCACCTTAACCAGCTATATGCCAGAAAGTTTATTCAGTCACTCCCGTGTCAGGCGATCAACCCAACAAATATATTATGACATAAAAAAAGTAAAGTGTCAATAGTCAAATTCATCCAATATATCTAATGCGTTACTTAATGCTTGTTTAGCTGCCCATCTTTCTTTGTCATCCCATTCAGGATACCATGACTTATTATCAATCCCCTTCTGTATATTAAGGAGTCTTGATTCCATATCTACTTTTTTTAATCTTCCGTTCATGTAAGTTCTGTATAAGTTATCTGGCCAAGCACAACTTGGATATTTTTTAGCAAATAAATTAATCACTATCTACCCCTTTAAGAGTTATCAGTTCTTCTTTGAGTTTTACAATTTCTTGCTCTAATCTTTCGATCTTAATTTTATAGTCAGCAATCATGAGTTCTTGTTTCTCAGTGATTTCTTCTAATTCGTACCAAGATCTAATATAATCAAAGCCCATTGAACTGATGTTACGTAATTATTTAACTAAAACTTATAGTACAAGGGATTGATTGTGTCCTTATTCTGATTATTCAGAAGTCTCAGATGTTTTTCCCTTCTTTCCTATATTATACTTCTGTTCCAACTCCCAGTCACCTTTATCTTTGTATGACAATACTTTAATTTGATTTAAAGGTGCAATATCAGTAATAGAATCTGCCTTTACTACAGAAATAAGTCCCCAATCAGCAAGTAAGCGAGTAATGCGATTGCGACGCTGTACGTCGTTAGATGTGAGATTAGCATGTTTACCATCCAAAGCAAAGAGTTCTTTAAAATGCACAATATAATATCTACCTTGCTTATGCAAGATATGGCAACTCTGATATAATTTCTTTTCTTTTCTTGATGCTACACCAATTCTTGTAAGTGTTTCCCTAACCTTTAAAAAGTCGTCAGGTTCATTGAGAAGCACTTCTACCATTTGGTCTTGCGACCATTGTACAGTTGGTTCAACGGTATCAGTCATTTCGATCCTCCAGTGTCAAGTCGTTGTTTAATAAAATTAATTTGTTCAGGGGTTAATATTTTCAGGGCATTAGATGCCTTTTCGTTACTATAACCATAGTATTGTTTAATGATTTCAAGATCTGTGACTTTATCCTTACGGAGCCAGGGACTGAATCTCTTCTTTTTCCTAAGTGTATTTAGATAAAAAGAATATTGCATGTCCTTATCAAGGAAAGAGTATTTATTCATCTCATTTGCATACATTATACAATCAAGGTGTCCTGACAAACAACGATTGATAATATAAGGAGGATAATCCTTTATGGTAGAGGGATCTTCTTCAATAAGATTATCTTTATTGAAGTTAATAGAATTGAGCCAGTCTTTTAGTTCAGTCATCTTATTATTTGTATGTGATCATCATCAGTCCAGAGTTCGACCTTATCTCTGAAACGACCTTCTTTCTTTAATTTCTCATATCTCTTGGTTGCTTTCTTCTTCCACCACAAAATAATATTCTCAAGATGAAATTTATCCCAATTCTGTCCTGGTATTAATTTATCCTGTTCACCAAGAATCACTTCACGAACATTCCCATATCCATAATCAGAAATATAAAACCTTTTCTTTTGAGTAAGACCAAATGCCATATCAATAACATCATTAAAAGTTTTTAATTTATTCTCATCCTTTAAAGATTTTTTAATACTAGCAATCATTTTAGTTTGCCTCTTCATTTTTTTAGATGAAGCTTTATTATCTGTTAGAGGAGTATTATTATTTAAGATAGTAAATCTATCATGCAACTTATGAAACACTTCATCATGAAGTAAAGGAAGAAACTTACTTTCAGTCAAACCTTTATATCTCATGAAAGGTTTCAATCCATCATACTGTGATGCAGATGTAGTAGAACCATAAAGTGAAGTAGTTTCAAATAAAGCAATATCCTTTTCAAATACCTCATTAAGAGTCTCTCTTGCGAAATGTGAGACACACATCAATGCAAGCAATTTACCACCAAGGTAGTTGTAACCGAACGGCTGAGATGGTACTATCACGAATCCCATAGCAGCATGACGATTAAAAATAGAAAGATTGGGCGGTTTACCCAACCATATATTTCTTGGTTTTGAATTGATAGTCGGAGAACCGAACCTTATAAACCCTAAAGTCTTTCCAGTTCTCTTTTCAAATACCATCCAACGCAATTCCCTACCAGGGATATTACTCTCATTATTATGAGATGATACTGCTGCTAATAAATTCTTATACCGTTCCTGTGGTAATGATTGTTTAAATCTATCTCCGATAAATTTAATATCAAACTCCATCTCTTCTGGATGGATATCATCATTAAAAAATTCATCTTGTAAAGGACTGAGTGGATTAGTCTGAAGAACTACTTGTTTCTTTACATATCGAAGATAATCCTCAATTGATATAAAATTCCCAAAGTAATTAATAAACTCATCAGCAGCCCATGTGGCATCAGCCTCACTGATAATCATTATCTAATAAAACCTTTCATTATTATAATCTTTACCAACTTCTACTTCAACAGCATCAAATATTCTTAATAATGATTGTGCAAATATTCTATATCCTGAACCAACATATACTTGTCCTGCTACTACAGATACTGTTGCAATACCCCAGAAGATATAATAAAATCTAGACTTAACTTGATTTCTTGCTTTGTCTTTAGTAATGTAACTCATAATTAATCCTCATGTTTATGATTATTAAGTTTACCAGACATCGCATATGCATCCTTATTTCCACCATGGCCATGTGCAATACCTAGTTCATGCATTTTAGCATGTTCGTCAATAGGATCTCTTAAATCTATCTTACCTGCTCCCCATGTAAGATATATTCCATACCCTACTAAACTAAAAAGAAATAATCCAATAAAGAGTATAAATCCTTGATCGGGAGTCAGATTACCGTGAGGGATTAAATTAATAAAAGTCATTGCTGTTTCTTCCAATGTTCGATGAGACGCTGAAGTTCCTTAATACGTTCCTCAGCTGTTTTTATCTTTTCTTCTAAAGGTGTCATTTAAATTTACACTCTACCATGATTTCTGTTAAACATGCAAGCATGTTTATTTCTTGATCCGCAACAAAGGCGATCTGATACTGATACTTAGCAATAACAAGAACAGCAGCAGGAATGGTGCTAGGAACCAAGGCATCGTAAAGACTATCGTAAATGCGACGCAAAAGTACAGTAGGATCATTGTCCAAGTTATTGACACACCATTTACGTACTTCTGGAAAGTTTTTGGTCTTAAGATTTTTAATGAGATCATTTACTTTTACATCACTAAAATGGGCCAATATACCAGTATCTATCTTACCACCCACAGAGTATCTCTGACACTCATTAAGAACCCTTCTCCAATCAGGAAAATGTTTGTTTATAAGTTCTGCTAGGACTTTCTTATCTGCTTCATTATGTTCTTGCTTTAAAATATCTACTAGTCTTCCGAAGAATTTTGCTG